ACCGTCGCGTGCGGGCGCTGGAACAGTCCGGCGCGATCCGGGGCTACCGCGCCGAGCTCGATCCCGCCGCACTGGGCCTGAAGTTCTCGGCGCTGGTGTTCATCACCCTGCGCGACGGCGATCGCCACGCGGTGGACGCCTTCGAGCACGCGGTGGCCCAGGTGCCGCAGGTCCTGCAGGCGCAGCGCCTGTTCGGCGATCCGGACTACCTGCTGCACGTCGTCACCCGCGACCTGGCCGCGTTCCGGCAGCTGTACGACGAGCACCTTTCCGCCCTGCCCGGCGTGCAGCGGCTCACCTCCACCCTGGTGATGAAGGACGTGGTGATCGACCGGCCGCTGCCGTTGCACGCTCAGTGAGGCGACGGCTTTAAACCTTCTGGCCGCTGCCTGCATCCAACGGTGGGACAGCCACCGGACGAGGAACGACATGAAGCCATGGATGCGGATACTCCCGGCGCTGCTCATCGCTGGCCTGCTGCCGCTGGGCTCGGCCGCGGCCGAGCAACACGGCTCGGCGCAGGTGGTCACCGCCGACATCGAGAACTTCTGGATCGCCCACGATGCGATCCGCAGCGAACCAGACCCAGCGCGCAAACAGCAGCTCATCCAGTTGCTCTACATCGACAGGGGCACGCCCGGCCTGCATGCCTTGATGCAGGCCCGCGGCTATACCGCCGGGCAGTACGTGGCCGCGATCGATGCCTGGCCGCGCTACTGGGCGTCTGTGCGCCCGCTGACCCACCGGGCCTTCGCTGCGACCACCGGGCTGGAAGCTGACCTTGCCACGTTGAAACGCCTGTATCCGGCATTGCGCCCGGCCAGCATCACCTATGCGATCGGCGTGCTGCGCACCGGCGGCACCACGTTGGACGACAAGGTATTGATCGGCGCCGAACTCGCCCTGGGCGATGACACCGTGGACGTGTCCGAACTTCCCGAGCCGCTGCAGACGCGACTGCGCACGTTCTATGCCTCCCGGCCATTCCACAACAACGGCCAGAACAACATCCACGAGTACATCCACACCCAGCAGATCGAGGCCGGCGACACCCTGGCGCAGTACGCGCTGCGTGAGGGCGTGGCGGAACTGGTGGCCGAATGGGTCACCGGAAAGAAGCCCGACCTGCCGCTGTACGTATATGGGCCGGCGCACGAGGCCGAGCTCAAGCGGCAGTTCCAGGCGGACCGTCGCGGCAACGACTACCGCGACTGGCTGTACAACAGCAGCGCCAACCGTTTCGGGGTCAGTGATCTGGGGTATTACGTGGGCTATCGCATCGCCAGCGCGTACTACGCGGCACAACCGGACAAAGCCAATGCGATCGCCACGTTGATCGAGCTGCGGTACGACGATGTGGCGGCGGTGGATGAGGCGATCTTGCGGTCCGGGTACATTCGCTGAGCCGTGAGCACCGCCGCGGGTAAGCCGCCCACAAAGAAAAAAGGCCTGCGCATCGCTGCACAAGCCTTTGATCAATCACCAACAATGGTCGGGACGGCCGGATTTGAACCGACGACCCTCTGCCCCCCAGGCAGTGCGCGAGTCCTGCCTATGTCGCTGTTTTAAAAGGCGATTCATTGCATTTCGCCCAGACAGACACTTCTCAAATCGCCCTATAACAATCAATAGGTTGCACATCATTAGGGTGCAGACTTGTACGCCTTGCGTCATCGGCGCGCGTCGAAGCGTCAGGGCGTTACGCGGCCTCCTCGTCATAGCCGAGACGGTTGGCGATACCCTCGAATCGAGCGGCCTCGGCACGGAGACGATCAGCCCCGCGCCGGCGTGTCGCCCTCGCCCGCCAGTCGCCACTGTGATTTCTGTCCAGGTCGTCGGCCTGCTGCCATAGCGAAGCCGCCCTCGCGCGCGCCCAGCGCGCCTTGCCGATGCTCTTTTGATCCATGGAGCCACTGTCGCCGCCGGTGGTCGCACGCGCCGATACGGAGGCAACGCCGGCTGACTGCCTACCAGGTCCGGTTCTTTCGCTGGGCCGCTCGGGCCACTTCGCGCTGATCGATCTCGAGGCGAAGGCGCTGTTGATGCCTGACCGCCCACAGCTCAGACCCGATCACGCCCTGCTCGTAGCTGGTGCATAACCGGCGGCCGCGATGCTGGTCGTCAAGATGACGGTCCACCTCGACCCACCAGACCTTATCGTCCACGCGCTGCGACAGGCGCAGCACCTCCGTCATGCCGCAGTAGATGGCATCGGGGAGGTCATCGGCGCGGCTGGCGACCGAGCGCCATCGGAAGTCGGGAGGAAGCATGCGCGAAGGATACGGGCCGGGGTCTCAGATTCCGCGACTGGATGCGACCAGTCCTGGCTGCAGGCCGCGAGTAGTGCAGGAGGCCGCCGCGCACGGCGGCGACCTCCCGCGAACCGCTTACTGGCAGATGTACTCGCGCGAGGACTCGATGACGTCCACGTCCAGCTCTTCGTACTGGATCGCGACGGTTTCCATGCTGTTCGAAGTGACTACCGCGCGCGTGCCGAGGTTGCACGCGGCCGGCAGACCGCCCGCGTAGGCTTGCCCGTTGATTGCATAGGCTAGGCCGTAGCAGGCGGACCCGAGCTGGAACGGATTGACCCCGCAGGAAATGACCTGGGAGTTGGACAGCCCGCTGGAGGCGCTGTAGTTGGCCGTCCAGCCGGTGGCCGCATCGTTGGCGCAGCTACCCGGAAAACTCTGGATGGGCGCAGACCCGACGCTACAGGTGTGGTCGGCGGAGCTCCCGAAGAAGCTGTATTTGAGGTACGCGGTTCGGCCGCTCTCGACCCATTGGGCGGCGGCGGCGTTTTGGGCGAAGGCGGACAGGCCGAGCAGGCACAGCGCAGCTGCGGCGAGAGGTTTAAATCCTTTCAACATGACTATCGTCCTCGGAATTGGCGTAGTGCACGCCTCATGCGTGCCATCCGAGTCTACCCAGCCCATCCGCTGGCAAATATGACGGAATCGGCACTCTGAGCCTCGAGGCCGAGTAGAGAATGCCGGCGGGTCGCTGCTCAGGCGCCCCATCACCCGGGCTGAGCTGCCTGCGGCTCCCGGATCCGGCATGCCAATCATCGACCGCGCCGCACCTTGGGACCATAGGCCAAGTGCGCGAGGAAGAGTCGGAACAGCCCTACGCCGCCAGGCGGTGCTCGTAGAACGGGTGCCGCTTGTCGTCGAAGATCGAGTAGAGCGCGCCCAGGTCGGCCGGGTCGGGGTTGAGCCAGGCGTCCACGTGCTCGGGCTTGATGTTGATGATCGTCCGGTCGTGACCCGCTGCAGCGACCTCGGGCTCCGGATCATCGGTGATCGCCGCGAATGACAGCAGATCGGGCTCCTTGCCGGCCGGATCCACCCAGTGCGACCACAGGCAGGCCACCAGCATCGGATCGCCGGTGCGGGGGGTGAACTGGACTACCTGGTTGCCGCCGTCTGGTCCCTCGACGTTCTCGTAGAAGGTGTCCACCACCATGAGTGCGTGCGTGCGGCCGAAGGCCGGCCGCCAGAAACCCTCCAGGCTGTCGCGCCTGGCGTTGTAGGTGCCGGGGTAGCGCTGGTCGTAGCTGGCCGGCTTCCCGGCGAGCCGGCACTGGTAGCGCATCGGCTTCACCACTCGGTTGCCGCCCTGGGACACGATGACGGTGCCGTACACCCCGGGGAAGATCCGCGAATCCCTCGCCATGTGGTCAGTGCGCCGGAGGTCGGCCAGCTTGCCCTGGGCCCGGGCAATCTTGTTGGTCGCCACCCGCACGTCGTTCTCGGCCTTCTTCGTGACCTTCGTCTGCAGCGCGCGCTCCGCGTTGACCAGGCGGGTCTTCTGGGTGAACAGCTCCTGCTCGAAGGCTGTTGCATCCCTGCCGTTCCAGTCCTGAATCGCCGCCCAGGCCGAGCGCTCGGCAGGGGTCTTGCCCGCGGCGAACGCATCATCCATGGCCTTCGGGGTCTTCGGCCGCTTCTTGCCCGGGTCGTGCGCATACAGCGCCGCGAACTCTTCCATGGACACGACCGCCCCGAACTCGCGCACGAGCTTGTGGTAATCGGCCTTGATCTGAGCGGAGTAGCACATGGGCGGATTACATCACGGGGGCCGCAAGGCGCCGTGAGCGACGAAATCTGCTCTCGCTTAACAAGCGGACGGATATTATTCAGTCCCGAGGCGATTCGGCCCCGTTTCCGACGAGAAGGCCCATGCCCAACACCGGACAGTTCTATCTCCTACGCGTTGATGGTCAAGCCGACGAGGCCGAGAGGCTACTTGAGGTGACCGCCGTAGAATGCAGCTGCCTGCCCTGCGGCTGGACCTTCACCGCCACGCCCGGCCATGGCCTTACCACCCTTGTGGGCGGCGCGGTGCTGAAGTGCCCGCACTGCGATAACAGACAGGCAGTCAGCTTCGTCAGGTTCTCCGAGTTCGTGAACCGAGTTGGCGGCACGTCTCACCTGCCGGCCATGGAGGCCGGCCACAGAAGCCGGTGAAGGCGATGCTGCTGGCCAGTGACCCGCCGGCGATGGAGGCCTATCGCGTCAGCCGCGCGGTGAACACGCCGCGGAACAATCGATCCGAACTCTTGGAGGCCGTGGCCTGACATTCGCGCTCCGAAAACGCGAATGGTTCTCGCGCAGGCGATGGCTTTCTTTAGCCGCTACGCTGGTGTTGTTCGAAACAACACATGGAGAGCGTTATGCGCGCAGTGCTGATCACCACCATTCTTGCCCTTGCGACCGCGGGCTCCGCGGCAGCCAACGACAGCGGCGTCATCCACGGACGAACGGTTGACCTTTACCAGGAACAGTCGAACGCGGGCGAGAGCCTGGATTCTTTCGTGGTTCGCATCGCGCCTCGCGCGGTTCAGGCGTCCAAGGCGGCGCGTGCTACGGTTTGCGGCCAGGTCGAGGGGAATGGTCCATACCTGGTCAAGGTCAAGACCGATGGATACACCAGCACCTGCGACCTGCCGAAGACCGAGCTGCCGTATGTGCTGGTGAACGGAACGGCAGTAGACAAGCGCGAGAACCATTTCTCACAGGTGAACTGGCAGCGCGCCGGCTACCTCGTCACGCCCTGGTCGGTGAAGCACCAGGACGGGGTCAGTAAGCGCCCTCGCAACGTCAGTAGTTTCTGATATCGCAGATCAGGGCCATCGCGCTAAGGGAGCCGATGATGCCGCCGCCATAAGGGGGTGTGCCCTGCCCCTCATTGGTGAACGAGTTGATCGTGATTGCGCGGCACTGAATCTCGCCGCTGTTGGTGGTCATGAATCCAGCGACCTGCACAGTCACCTGAAATAGCCAGAAGCTGCCTCCACTGATAGGGCCACCTGCAATGATCGTGCTCAGGGATGCATTTGCAAAGCCAACTGCGAAGCCTGACGTGATCGGCACAGGGTATGGTTGGCCTCCGGTCCCCACCGCGGTGTTGATCATGCTCAGGACTCGCATGTACTTGTAGCGCGAATCGAACACCACCCGGGCATTATTCGGGTTGCGAATGCGCATACCTCTGCTCGTCAAGAAGGCCATCTGAGCAACATCCGTGGTGTCGAAAACCCAATACTCGATATCAACCACCGGGCTGCTCGCGATCAACTGCCAGGTGTACGTGCCCCCCACTTGGTTCCTTGAGCGGAGCCCGACGAATACACCGTTGCAACGGATCATCAGCAACGGTTCGTTGCACCCTGCCAACTGGATCGTGGCGACGCCGGCGTTTGCCGCTGCACCACTGGCCCCGAACGCAGACGTTCTAACCGTCCCCTTCTCGCGAAGGCATAGATTCTCGTAGAAGGGATCGATCTGTACGAGGGAGCCGCCCTCGTTACGGATACGTGCGCCGCGCGCCACCTAATACCTCCCGTATGCCAGCGTGCCGCTGGAGTAGTACATTGAACCCGGATATGTCCACGAGATTGTATTCGTGGAATCATTGACCGTGATGGTTGGTGACCCAGCCTCACGCCCAGGCACATTGGTGCCCGCGAAGTAGCAGAAGATCGGATTGGTGCCGCTGGGTGGCACAGCGACCGAGCCACTGACGCCAGGGGAAATGGTTGCTCGCCCCATGATTCGTGGGAGCCGCGTCGTCACGTCGATCAGTACTTGGCCGGTGTATGGATCACGCTGTCGAAAGCCGCGCGGCATCAGCTGAGCTCCCCGATCTCGATGAACGTCACCCCAGTCTGGTTATCTGTCATTCGATAGCCATAGGCTGGATGTTCGTTGATGGTGAAGTTGTCGCCACGCACAACGCGCCCTCCGTCCTTGTTGATCTCCCAACGCGGCAGGCCGCTGCCGGCGACTGAACTGGATGCGATCTGGTTTCCGATCATCGCGTTGGTGATCCAGCCGGTTCCGATCAGCGCTTGGTTGATGAAGGTCTGACCGCCTTGAATCACGAACGGTGATGTCACCTGCCCGTTCACGAGGTTGATCACTGCAAACCGGTCGGCCTGCATAAGGATCTGGCTCTGGTAGCTGCCGTCGGGCTGCTGCTCGACGCCAAGGCCCATCCCGGCCATGTAGATCTGGCCCGCGCTGGTGATCTGCGCCTTGACGGTGTACGTCGCGCTCACGCGGCCGTTGAGGTCGACCACTGCCTGGCTCACCTGCTGCACGGAGGCCTCGATGCCGGTCAGGTCCACGTCCCCGATGGATGCCTCCACCTGATTCACACGCTCGGCCAGCGCGCGATCGCCCTCGGCGATGACTGTCTGGATCGAGATGGATCCAACGTAGACGGTAGAGTCGCCGGCGCCCCAATCCGAGTCGCCCGCGCCCTGCACGTCGAGCTGCGCGAAGATGCCATCGACCTTCTGGCCCTGGGCAGACACCTGGCCATCCAGCTCGACGATGTCCATCTCCAGCTGATCGACGCGGCCAACAATGGCCCCCGCTTCCGCCATGGCCTGGCCCACATCCTTCCAGTTCGTGCCAGGCGGCGTCTCGTTTCCGGCGGCGCTTCCCTCCCAGCTGTAGATGCGTCCGTTGTAGACCACCGTCTGGCCGTTGGTGTAGGTCGCTTCTGCGTCCCAGATCAACGGCACGAGCTGGTTGATAGACTCGATCTTCTCCAGCAGGTCCTGCCCCAGCGCGCTCTCGCTGATCCGGCCAGAGAAGTACCGGTCGTAGTCGGCCTGGTTGGTGCTGGCTTCGCCCATGATCCCGGTGGTTGCCGGATACCACGGGCCGATGTTCCCGCTGCGGTCGACGAGTCGGCCCCAGAAGAAGAACCGTGCGCCGGCGGCCAGGCCGTTGATCTGGTGCTTGTTCTGCGGGTACGCGAAGTCGCCCAGCTTGATGGCGTTGGCCCGGTTCGATGTCGGGCCGTACCAGATCTCAGTGCGCTGGGTGTCGCTGGCACCGGTCGGGAAGCCCCACGCCAGCCCGATGGAGAAGACATCGCTGGACGTGGTCAGGGAGGTCAGTGCCGGCGGCGGCTCGGTCTTCCCGGTGATCGCCGTGAGGGCGCTCATCGTCGGCTGCGAGACCGCATTGAGGGCGTTCACCGCGCGGACCCGAGCCAGGTAGTTGCCGGAATAGATGCCACGAACCTCGAGGCTCGCCGTGGACACCCGCCCTGCCCTGACCCAGCTCATGTCGTCCCGACGCCACTCGACGTCATAGGCGATGGCCTTGTCAGCCGCGTCCCATGCGATGGTCAGCACGTGGGTGGCGATGCCCTGGTCGATTACCGAGCGGGACGTCAGCCGCACGTTGGTCGGCGGCGGCTGGACGCTGGGCGGGATGATGCTGATCGGCGGCAGCTCCAACCTGGTGCCGTCATCGATCGCCGCGTACTTGCCCGGTACGTGCTTCAGCGCGGTCACCCGGTAGGTGATGCCCTGCTCTTCCGTGATGGGGTTCTCGGTGATCGCCAAGACCCGGAACTGCTGCAGCGCCAGCTCGGTGCTTTCCAGTGACCATACGGACTGCGCCACCGGTACGGCCGACCACGGCGCGGTGACCTTAACTGCGTTGCCGGTGACCGACTGCACCGTGCGGGCCTGCGTCTTGCCCGAGGGCAGCGTTGCACGCAGCGTGTCGCCCGACCCGATCACCTCGGGCAACTTGTCCAGCACCAAGGTGTCGGCCGTAGCGGTCTTGATGCGCCCGCCGTTGCGGCGACCAGCTCGCGCCGGATCCGCCACCTGGATCACGTCGCCGGGGAGGCAGTTGAGCACGTCCAGCCCGACGCCGAAGCTGACCGTCTCGGTCTCGAGGTTCTCCGTGTAGAGGATGTGGTTGCCGATCCGCTGCGCCTGCGATCGCGAATGGCAGCCAACCGCTGTCACCTCGGTCTGCTGGATGCCGTATCGCTGCACGCCCTGCTGGTACTGCACCGGCTCCACCTTCTGCCGGCCGAAATCGTCAGGGTCCGTCCAGGAGACCAGCGCGACGGTATGCCGGGCTTTTCGCCCGGTGCCTTCGTAGGTGAAGCGGCCATCGATGACGTTCGCCTGGGTGTAGGTGAACACCGGATCCGAAGGCATGTCGGCTGAGGCCATCACCTGGCCGGCCGCATAGAAGCTGATGCCCCGGAAGATGGACGCCATGTCCTGCAGCACGCGGTAGGCGTCAGCACGGGTCTGCATGTACAGGCTGCAGGTGAACCGCGGCTCCATGTTGCCCTGGCCGTCGCTGACCAGCTGATCGCAGTACTGGGCGATCTGGTACAGCCGCCACTTGTCGACCCAATCCAACGGAATCCGGTGCCCGAGGGCAAACCGGTCGTTGGTAACCATGTCGAAGAACGCCCACGCCGGGTTGTTGGTCCAGCCGCTCTTGAACGTCCCGTCCCAGATGCCGCTATAGGATCGGGTCATCGGGTCGTAATTGCTGGGGATGCGGACGATGCGCCCCCAGGTTCGATAAGACCGCGTCGGGATATTCTGGAACTGACTCGCGTCGACCTCCACCGCGGCGAGTGCGCAGTTGGGATAGCGCAGCTTCGCGTCGATGACCTCGGTCAAAGACAGCACGTTTACGGTGTCCGAAATGGTGGAGCTGTTCGCGTTCGGAGTCAGGCGGCGGATGCGTACCTGCCACTGAGTGCCGGTCGGCAGGTCGATGCGGTGGCTGCGCTCGTACTGGGTCGTGGTCTTGTCGGTAAATGCGCTGGTCAGGACAGTCGCGTACGGCCCGCCGTTGGTGGAAAGGTCGATGGCATAGCTGATGCTGTAGCCGACGGTGTCGCCGTTGCTGGTGTCCACCTTTTGCAGCGCGGGCACAGCGAGCCGGACGCGCACGGCCGAAAGGTCGGCGCCGGTAGCGGTGCGCACGACCGGGTTGTCGCTGCGCAGCTCCACATTCACCGCGATCTCGTTCTCGACGGAGGGGAACCCGGCGATGTGCGTCTGGTCCTGCGTGCCAGAGCGGGTCTCCACCCGCACGCCTTGGAAGTTGAGCGTGCCGTCGGCGTTCTGGATTGGGACCTGATCAAGGTAGATCGACTGGTTGCCGGCGACCAGGCCGCGTAGCTCGCCCTCGGCGATGAGGTCCAGGATGCGTGCGCGCGCGATCGAGCGCAGGCTGTCCGGCGTCTCCACGGGGGTGCGGGCATTGCTGCCGCCCTTCTTCGCGCCCACCAGCTCTCGACAGGCTGTGGCCAGCGCCAGCTCTTTGCCGGGCACGTGCACGAGAACGGGCACGTTCATTGCTGGTCCTCTGCGAGAATCCCGCCGCTGATAACGGCAGAGCCGACGAACATCCCCTTGGTGTCGTGGCCACCGAATGCATATGGCACAGGGTTGCCCTGGGCCTGCGTATTGACCGTGCCGTTCATGCTGTAGCTCGGCGCGTTCTCCGCGCTGTCCTTGGCACCCAGGCCCTTTGGCTGCGGCGATAGCATCTGCACGACGCCGCCGACGACCATGCTGACGCCCAGGTTGATGAAGGGCGTGCCGCTGACACCCGTGTAAGCGTTCAGGACGACGCCCACGACGATCAGCACCGCTCCAATGACGGTCTGTAGGATGCCGCCGCGCTTCGAGCCGACCAGTACCGGGGCGATACGGATGTCGTCCCTACCGGGCGGGTCGTCGATCTGGTCGTGCCGCAGGTTCTGCTTGCCCAGAAACACAGCGAACTCCATGCCCTTGGACTTGGCGTCGCGCATGAACTCGCGGAACCCCGGAATCATCATGCTCAGCGCATGAGCGGCCTCGCGCGGGCTGTTCACGGCCAGCTCGAACTCACGGCCAAAGCGCGCGCCCAGGACGCCGTAGAGCCGAACGGTGCGGACCCGCTCAGTCATGGCGCGCCTCCCGGTGGCGGACGATGTAGCAGGTGCGCTCGGCCCACATTCCGCCGTAGGGCACACGCTCGGATAGACGCCCGTGCAGGTGGTGCAGCATCTGGCCGTCACCGAGATAGACGCCGGCATGGTTCGGCACCGGTGAGCGGATCTGCATCAGGATCATGTCGCCGCGCCGCATCTCGCCGGCGATGGGCTGGAAGCCCTCGTCCTGCAGGCGGTTCATGCTGTAGAGGTCCTGCCCCTTCTCCCACCAGTCGTCCTCGCGGGCGTACTGGCTCAGGGCAATACCCAGCTCGCGCGCGTAGAAGTCCCGCACCAGGCTGTAGCAGTCCAGCACGCCATGGGCGAACTCGCGGCCGATCAGCGGGGCCTGATAGCCACACGGTTCGATGGTCTGCAGGTCGACGCATTCCACCGGCTCGCCGGTGACCTGGCCAACGCTGACGATGTGCCACCTAAGGCCGCTGGCCTCGCACATGACGCGGTCGGCGTCGGACGGCGTCGCGGCGGCGTTCGGGTGGCTGTGCACGACGGCCAGCAGCTGCCCTTGGTCCTCAGCATCGGCGAAGTCCTCCGCCGTGAGCCGGAAGTGCTCGCTGGGCGTCTCGGCGGTGTTGCGGCACGGCAGGTAGTGCTCGCCGGCGGCGGTGGCCACCACCAGCCCGCAGCACTCGCGCGGATATTCGCCCACGGCGTGCGCCTGGATCGCCTGAAGAGTCGTCTGTTCCATTGCCTCGCCCATAGAAAAGGCCCGCGCTGGGCGGGCCGGGGTGTGATCGGTGTCGCGGGGCCGCGCTGTCAGGTGCGCAGCAGGCCGGCGGCCGGGAAGCCGCCGTAAGGCAGCGGGTTGTTCTCCCCGAAGCGTTTCTTGCAGCTGCGGACCAAGCCCGCGCACACGTCGCGCGCCGGGTCGGAAACCGGGTTGTCGTTGATGTCGAAGTACGCCGAGCCGTTGTAGGTGCAGTACGGCCCCCGGTAGCCGCCGCGAATCAGCCACCCGCAGGTGCCGGCGATGATCTGCCGGCCGGGCAGCTGCTCGCCGTTGAGGTCGATCGCGGTGGCCAGCTCGAACTCGACCGTTTCGAAGTCCTCCGAGACCTTGCGCTCGATGAACCAGATCTCGTCGAGGAAGTGCTCATTGGGGTCGGCGGTGGGCTGCCGGTCGTACACAGGGTTGTTGGTGGTGGTCTGGAACCTGGAGGGCACCGATCCGTTCTCGACCTGCATACCGAGGATCACCACGTTCTGTCCAGAAGGGTCGGCGTCAGGTCCGAAGGCAAACTGGATACTGCCGCTTCCGGCCTCGCTGTAGGTGATCCGCGCAACCAGCTTCCTGACGCCGCTGCCGACTTCCTTGTACTCCAGTACTTCAACCGGTCCCGCCGAGACGTTAACCAGCGACGGGCCAGTGGACGGCCTGATTCGAACGACACTTTCTCTCGCCGTACCGGACACCGCGGTGCCGAATACCAAGCGCGCTGAGTTTGAGGTTCCAAATCGAAAATACACCGTCGCAACGCGCTGGTCTCCAGCTTGCGCGATAGTGGGCGCACGCATAGGTGCTTGACGTCGGTGCCAGTTGGCTCCCCCGCTCGACACCAAAGCAGGTCCGACGAATGTGATCCCGTCCGCAACCTCTGCCGGGAGCGCAGTAGTGGTCGTGCCAAACCCGCTCCAGTTCGGCGCGGCCGGATTGTTGCTGTTGTTGAGCAGATTGACGATCGGTGGAAAGTTCGCCGCGTCCAGGTACTTCACCAACGTCTGCCGGCGGACAATGCGCGCACCGACCATGTCGTCGTACATCAGGCACAGAGCGCCGATGCGGCCATCGATGTTGCTCACCCGAAGCCGCGGGTTCGGCGGTTGGTCACTGGTCCGCTCAAAGCCGGTCGCCTCGATCGGCCAGGCGCCGTACTCCTGACCCTGCCACCAGATGACCCCGGTCTGCAGGTGCTGGTGGAAGAACAGCTGATCGGCGCCGAAGCTGCTGGCGTCAAGTTCGTAGACGGTGACCCGGCCGCCAGGCTCGAGCTGCTGGGCATCTGCGGTGATCACAGGTCAGCCCTCATATCCGGCCCTTCGAACGGCAGTGCGACCCGGCCACTGGCTGAAGGCTCCATCGGCCACTCGCAGTCTGGAAATTCCGGTTTGGCGGGAAGCGCTCGAAGCTCCGCACGGTACGCAGCGTAGGTAGCCCGAGCCTCCACAGTGAGTGGAGAATCACCCGCCTGTGTCCAGTCAGATGCGCGTAGCAGAGCATCACGTCGTGCACGGCCCTGTTGTATCTCCACGGTCAACAGGATGGCAGGCGAAAGCTCTTCAACGAGAACCTCACCTTCCACCAAGGCCATCGATCCGGATACGGCCCGGAACCCGGCTGCACTCATTGCGTACATGCTCACCTCCCAACGGTGAACCCGAGAACGTCGATATAGACGCCGTTCGCCGGAGTTGATGAGTAAAAGTAGTCAAGCCGCTGCGTCTCATCGGTCGGATGAGGGACAAACTGTCCAGCCAAGCCACCGCCTGGAGCGATGCCAACGACGGCCGAAGAAGTGGCACCCGGCACAGAAAGGTTTGCAAACAGTGCCGTGTCGGTGTTCGAGATGAGGAACAGGCCGCCCACGGCGGATACAGGGATTGCACCCGCCAAGCTCACTGCCGTTCGGCTGGTCGCCTTCCCGTTCGCCAGCACTCGCAGCGGGGCCAGTGGATTTCCGATCAAGTAGCGGAACGCGCCGCTGGTCTCAACAACGAAAGGAATGATTGCGCCGTTGATGTCTGTCTTGACGCTGCCTAGATAGCGCCGGGATGTGTCTCCGGACTTCGTCCGGGCAAGGCCCGCGTAGGCGGCTGAGGGAGCCGTTGCCGACACCTCTAGCGCCGGCGTAGTGCCATTGAGGTACAGATAGCCGTGATACCACGTGCTCGGCTGAAGGGACAGGTTCGCGGCAGTCAGCGCCGCTGGCGCTTGCACCACAGCGTTGACGCCAGGAATGTACGCAGCTCCCGAACCGAACGTCAGGCCGTTGACGGCGGTGTACTGTGCTCGGAATCCAACGATGTATGGCCGAAGGCCTGCAGTAAGGCCGTAAAGCTCGGCGAAGTTGTCGTTGGCCTTTCCAAAGGCCACCTTCGCCGGATCACCGATGTAGGTCCCGTTGTTGGTGGTCGTGTCGATTACTTGGCGTACCATGGGTATCCCTTACGGCTGGAACGTCTGTTCGAACGTGGCACTCAGCGTGTAGACGCCATTGCCGTGCCCGGTGAGGTTGTAGGCCTTGCATAGGTACAGGCCTGGGTCGCCGAGCGGCGGGGTCCACAGGAACGACACAGCGCCTTTTCGAGCGCGCAAGAAGGCCAAGGCAGGAGCGACCTTTGCCTCCCGGCCCACAATCGACACCGGCCACTGCTGGGTTTCGTTGTTGAGGCCATCGGCAGAGGTCTGCCGGTAACCGTCACCGAACTGGGCCTCCTTGACGTTGAAGGCCCCAGCACCGGTGAGGTCAGTGCGCACGCACCAGGTGAATTCGTCAGCCATTGCTGTTCCTTTCTCAGGCGAGGATGCCGCCAGGGCGCTTCTGCTGGATCAGTTCGGACTTGACCAGATTGCTGACCAGCGTCCCCAGCTTCTGGCCCAGCTGATCGTTGGTGCCGCTGCTGGTTGTCTGAGTGCCGCCATCGGTGACGGAGACGTTGGTAATCACCTGAATTGGTGCTGCGTTGGAGGAAGCGCCTCCACCAGCTCGGCCGTTCATCAAGGGCGAGACGAGACCGGGCTGCGCACCCATCATCAACATCGTCTGGCCACCGACTTGGAGCAGCTCCGGGCCATACTCAGCGACCGGTTGCATGGACCGCGCGCTCACCGGCCCGCCGGCTGCCTTGCCGGCGCCCTGCGAGATAGCACCGCCCACAGCGTTCACCCAGCCAGAACCGGCGCCGCTGTAACCAGACGCCCAGCTGCCCACCATCTGGAAGATCTGGGACGCCGCTGCCTCAGCCATCATGCGTTGGATTGCCTTGCCGAACCCCTCGACCATCCCGCCCAAGCCATCTTCGAATGGGTCGAACAGGAAGTCGGCGAAGCTGCTCTGCATGTTGCGGGCGGCCTGGTCTGCTTGGGCTGAGAGCCCGCCGAATTTGCTCTCGGCCTCGCTGGCGAACTTGGCAGCTCCGGCAGCCTGCTGGTCCCACACCTTCTCGATGTCGGCCATCTCATCAAGCCAGTCCAGCCAGCGCGCGCCATCCTCTAGTGCGGACTTCTGCTCCTGACTCAGCATGGACAGCGATCCAGCCGCCGTCTCGTAAGCCATCTTCGCCGCGTTGCCGACAAGGCCGTAGGTGGCGATCTGCCGCTCGAGATTGGCGATTTGCTCGGCGCCATACGCGCGCGACCTTGCTTCATTCTCCGCATCGATCAGCCGTGTGATCTCCGCACGATGTGCCTCGCCAAGACGAAGGACCTGGACCTCGATCTCATGCTGGCGATTGGCTGCCGCGACAGCCGATTCACCGCGAGCATAGGCCGCAGAAAGCTCGTCCTGTTGAGCAATGGATCGCTGAAGTTGAGCGCTGTATTCAGCCCACTGCTCTCCGCCCTTTGCCCCGGAGCGGCTAGAGGCGGCGCTACGCTTGGAGGCCTCCTGCGCCGCATCAGTTTGCTGGATGAGCCGCGAGCGCATCTCAATCTGCCGGTTGAACTCGGCGCGCTGCTCTGCAGTAAGCGCACCGACACCACCCGCCGCATTGATCTGCTGCCCGATCTCCACCTTCATCGCGGCGATCGCGCCGTCGCGCACGCGCACCAGGTTGACGATCTGCGAGTTCAGCCCGCTCTGCAGGCCCTGCAACTGCTGATTCGCGTCGGCGGCTGCGCCACCCACCTGACGCAGCGCCTCGGCCTGTTTACGCGCCGAGTCGGCGGCGGCATCCGTCGGCGACTTTGTCGCTTCCTGAGCTGCGCGGAAGCCGTCGAGTCGCTGGGTCGCCTCCTGCGCCTTGCGGGCATTCTCTTCCCACACAGCGCCGGTGGCTATCAGATGATCTCGGGCCGAGTCGCTGTAGTAGCCGGTCTTCGAATACCGCTCCAGAACAGCTGCGATCCTTCGCGACCCGTCCTCTACCGTCAGGGTGCCGGCGTCCATGTCACGCTTGATAGCGTCGAGCATGGGGCGGAGGTTCCAGTTGTCCATCCCCGTGCGCAGCTGCTCCATGCTGCGGCGCATCTCGCCGGTCGATTCCGCGACCTGCTTCTCGGCCTCCCGGATAGCCTGCATCTGCTGGGCCGCGCCGAGTGCCTGGAACTTGCCGAGCACTTCATCCAGCGGACCGGTCATCTCCCGGAGTGCCGCGGTCGCCTCGGAAGAACTATCCCGGAACAGCAGCCATCCCGCTGCTACGGTGCCGAGGGTGATTGCCAGGCCGGCCGGGCCGCCCAGCACACCCAGCAGACCGCGCCCCAGGTTCCCGGCAAGGCTGGTTGCCCGACCGTATGCAACCTGGGCGTCCGCGGCGGCGATCGATGCTTGACGTTCGGCAAGCAAAGCTGCTGCGAGGTTTCGGGACTGCCTTGCGCTCTCCGCGGTTCCCCGGGCGGCAGTAATCGACGCCTGCGCCCTACGCAAATCCGACTGCGCCTTAGCCAAACCAACGGCCGTGGCGTCCCTGATGGCGACTGCCTCGGCTAGGATCGCGACGCGATTCTGCACGAAGCCCACCGCGGCCTGGGCAGTGGCCGCCCCCATCTGAACCATGCGCCCAGCAAGGCCGCCCAAGGCCGCGGCACCGCCGACGGTGATGAGCGTTTCGAGATTCTCGGTTACCAGCTCCAGCCCGCCCACCAACACCTGCGTGGCGCCGTACGCATCGTTCTGGCTTCCCACCCACGCGCGAAGCTCGTTGCGGAACCGGACGCCGGCATCCTGCACCGTCGTGGGCATTGCCTCCACTTCGGCACGCAGCTTCCCCATCTGGGAGGTGATCGCCGGAACAACGACCTCGGCCGTGAGCTGGCCATCCTTGGCCATCTGCTGCAGCTGCTGGGTGGTTTTACCAAGACCCTCCCCCAAGGCCTGAACCACGCGGGGTGTCTGTAGAAGCAGCGTCTGGAATTGGTCCGTCGCAATGCGCCCCTGCACCATCGACTTCGCCCAAGCGTCGTTCGCCGCAGCGCCGCGCTGAGCGTTGCTGCCGCCGGCCACCAGCGCCAGACCCAGCGCCTCCGCCGAGTCCAGTGTGTCCGACGCAGCGAAGCCCATCTCCCGCATGGACTGCGCGGTGCCCGCAAACTGATCGGCTGCTTCGTTGAAGTCGCGGTAGGTCCGGTTCGCAATCTCCAGAAGGCGCGTCTGCGCCAGGGCGAACTCATCCTGGGTCTGAGTCGCAAGCCGGATCCGGGCAGAGATCTGCCCCCAGTCGTCGGCCATGGAGATGAGGTTGCCGACGCTGAACGCCGCGGCGGCCACCGCCGCATACCGGCCGATAGCTTGGGAACTGGCCTCCACCGCATTTGCGTGGGTGCGGGCGGCCGCTGTCTGGGCATTCCACGACTGTGAAGCCTGAGCGCCCTCCTGTCGCACGGAGCGGAAGTACTGTGCCCCCATACGTCCGGCACGATCCATCTCGCGCTGGTATTTGGTCGTGTCCGCAGTAACGGACACGATCAACTCTCGCAGGCTCGTCGACACGAAGCACTCCAGAAGAAAAAGAAATGGCGGCTGGTGTCAGCCGCCCATAAGGCGATCCATCGCCGAGTCGGGGTCATCCCCTGCCGCTTCGCCCCAGCGAGGCATGAGATCGCCGATCTTGCCGCCCCCCATCGCCGCCGCGACTTGCGCAGCGTGGAAGTCTTCTCGGTCCATGCCGATTGGGGATTCCCGGTTCCGCGCCAGCCATATCGCCAGCTCGTCCGGCTCCATCGTCTCGCGCAGCTCCCGAAGCGTTCGCCCCATCCGGAGCGCGAGGTCACACATAAATCGCAGGTCCGGCTCCTGCGTCAGACGTTTCCCGCGTCGGCCACCGGATCGGAGGTGGTCGTGATCCCCGACAATGAGAAGGCCTTGTCGACCAAGCGGCCATGCACCTCAGAGAAGGAGGCGGCCACATCGTCCGCATCTCGGTCGCTGAGCACGCGCTTGCCGTCCTCTCCGAAGAGCGTGCGCACCAACACCAGCGCAGTTGCCGGAATCACGTTAACCGGTCGCTCAGACGGCTCGCCCGGCTCGAGCCCAGCGGCCTCGCGTGCACGCGCGATCGAGGCACGGTAGTCGATCCAGTCGCCGGCGGTGAGCTGCCGCACGATCAGGTTCGCGCCCTCCCATTCGTCGACGGTGACCCGCTCATGCTTGAAGGGCGTGAGCGGGGCCGTGGCGAGGGCGCGCAGGTTGCTCTGCTTCGCCATGGAATCTCCTTACGCGCCGGCCGGCACGTATGCCACACGGACGATGCGGCTGACGATCGCGACCGTGAAGGTGGCAGACCAGGCGCCGTTGACGCTGGACTCTTCACTGGTCTGGGTGACCACGCCCACGAAGCGCGCCTCGCGGTTTCGGCTGTCGATGACCCGGAAGATGTAGCGATCACCGGTTTCCTCGGCCTCGCGGAGCTGATCCTGCGCCTCGTCGCCGTCGAAGTAGTTGCCGTTGAAGGTTGCCGTGCCGTTGTCCTTCAGGCCGAAGTCTTTCTCGACCACTTCGCTGCAGAACGTCGATACGTCGATCTCGGTCCGCTGGCCACCGGCGCGGTTGTAGCCCTTCAGCGTGCAACCGAGTTCGATGTAGTCCTCGTCATCCGGGGTTCCGGCCGGCAGAGCCTCGGCCGATTCGATGGAGATCATCAGGCGCGTGCCCTGCGATCGGGTGTACTTGGAGGTCATGATGGTTCCTCAGGTTGGAGTTTCAGTGGTTACTGCGACTTCCCAGGACACGCGGAAGAGCTTTGTGTCGGACTCGTAGTCACCGGGGAGGCGACGGATGCTGCTGGCGGCAAAATCTGCGTCCTGGACTTCCAAGAGGCGCTTCACCTCCCATGCCAGGGCCGTGGCTTCGCCGCGGCTATCAGCCCAGCAGTCGATCTGCACGGCGCCGGCATCACTGCCATCGGCACCAGAGAAGGTCATGCCGAGCTCGCCGCCGACATGGAAATGGGTGATGTATGGACGCACCACGGGCGTGGGTGCCACGCCGCCGTAGACCCTGCCCCCAGCAAGTGCGGAAAGCCGCTGTTGGATGGTTTTCTCAATCATCGCCGTCCCAACGCCTCGTCGATCGCGGATGCCAATCGCTCCCGTACTGCATCGGCGATTTCATCCTCATGGCTGTCCCAGCTCGGGCGGATCCATGGCCGGGCCGGTTCCTTGCTGGTGCCCAATTCGGAAAAGCGCCAGGTGTATGCGGGGCTGGATCGGCGGTCGGACCGCTCCACCGAACGGACTCTCACACCAGCGGTAAAGGTGCCCGGCTCGTTTTCCTTCTTCGCTGCTGCGACCACGCCCCTGCGTGTGGCTCCCTCGTTGATCGGTGCAGCATCGCGGACCGCGTCCCGGCCAACCCTGGCGCCAGCCATGGTCGCCTGCCGCAGCACACGCTGTTGGGCTCCTTTCTTCAGGGACGCAAAGTCATCCGCAAGGCCTGAGAGGCCGCGGATATCGACGTTGATACTCATGAGATCAGCCTTGATTGAGGCCTGCGACAGCGATGATCGCTGTCTCGCTGCCGTCGTTGCTTGTGCCGGCCGACTTGATGTCGTAGATGCGGCCCATGCGATCGACGATGCGCCAGCTGGGGTCGATCTCTCGCGGCAAAATGTCCCAGCGGACCTGCTCACGGTAAGAATCCGCGCCTGAGGCGACTGCCTCAGCCGTCGCACTCAACTGGTTGGTGAGCCTCGCCCAGACCTCAACGACGCGGACCCACTCAACACCCACAGCCTCTCCGAGGTCGTTGCTGACGGAAACCTTCCGCTCGAAGCGAATCAGATGGCGCCGCTGGCCGGCAGGGATTCCCACGTTAGACCCCCAAGCCTATGCGGTAGGGCCAGAGCAGACTGCGCGTCCCTTCCTTCATCTCCGACACGATGGTGCCGGTGACAACGTTCTCGCGGTTCGCGTACAGATGCCCGAGGGTGAGCAGCACCGCTGCCCGGATCGCGTCATTGGCGACAATCGGGTCGCAGCCCGCGGTGCCGTTTAGCACCGCGGCGGCCAGCGCATCCTCGTCCTCATACACGCGACGATTCCAGAAGTCCTGGGCGGCGTCTTCAGCGGCGCCGCCGTACAGGGTCAGCATCTGGTCGTCGTCGCTATCGACCCGGCAATGCTGCCGGGCCTGTTCGATGGTCACCAAGCGCATGGCTCAGGCCTGGGCCTGCGCTGCGGCCTTGATGGCGGTTTCAATCGCTTCAACCACCGTGGCACGAGCTTTGTCGCCCTTGGCAGTCTCCGCCGTCAGCGCTGCGTCAAGCCGTGCGAGGTCGGTCACCGCCGCAATCGCTGCGATCGCGTCGGCAGCCTTCTGGCGGACCAGCTGAGCGCCATCGTTGGTCTCGCTGGTCGGCGCCGCGGAGGAGCCGCCGGCCGGGGCGGACTGCCCAGCCAGCTTCACGAGGCCGCGCTTAGCCAGCAAGTCTGCGTGCTGGGTGGATACGTCGAACTGTGCGCCTCGGCTGCGGCTTCCGTGGTGTTCGAACGAGGTGAGTGCAATGACCTTGGCCATGATTCGGTTCCTTCGTCAGGGGAAGCGCCCGGGGCTACCGGGCGCCTCAGGGGATCAGCCGCCGGCGCCCGCGCCATCGGTGACCGGCAGGCCGTCGAAGCCGCCCTTCACGAAGGCCTCTGGGCGGAAGACAGTCAGGCCCACGTCCTCTTCGCAGAGGATGGTGACCATGTTCTTGACGAAGTTGTCGCGGTCCTGGTTGGAGACGGTGATGTTCGCCTGCTCGCGGTCCCAGCCCTGGGCGCCCATCTTGAAGGCACCGGTCAGGAAGTCGCCCAGATCCATGGCCTTGGTGGCCACGACCGGACGCGCCCACAGGCCGGGAACGGCGAGGCCACGCGGCGTGGCGAAGAGGTAGGCGTTCTCGGTGGTCTTCGACAGCTCGATGGTGGTCCAGTCGATCGGGTTCAGCACGATGCCGTCGGCCTCGTACTCGGCCAGGGTGACTTGCAGCATGGCAATGCGCAGACGGTCGATGGCGGTCTCGTTCTGCACCACCACACCCGGGTTCGCGTAGGTCGTCGCCTGGGTATACAGGCCGTTGATATTCAGGCCAACGCCCGAGCCTTTCAACAGCTGGGCTTCTTCCTTCAGCTTCAGGCCGTACATCAGGCGGCCGTTGATGTAGGCCTGCAGCATGCCTGCGTCGCGCAGGACCTGCTTGGAGGCGCGAATCCAGTGGGCAATGGTGGCGACCTTCGCCGAGTCCAGCTCGAAGGCCAAGTCAGACTCAGGCTTCGGGTTGGTCGGATTCTCGGCCACGACTTCGGCATTGTTGGTGAATCCCGTTTCCCGCACGTACTCCAGGCTATCCGACGTGGTCGTGCCCCACGTGAGCAGATCGCGAAGGAACAGGCGCTGGTTCGGGGTGGCCACGATTCCCGGGATACGGTGCGGCTCGATAAGGCTGCCCGCCGATGCGTCCTCGCGCGTGATCGCGGCCTTGACCGTGAAACTGCCCTGCATGCCGGGGTTGAAGTTCTTGCACACGTCGGAGGTCGCCACGACCTCGCCGATGGTGCGGGCCTTGGCCGGCACCCCGCCGCCCTGCTCGAGCTTGGCGATCACCTGCTGGGCTGCCTGCAGGTTGGCCTGCAGCTCGCCCTGGGCGACCAACAGCTGGTCGACCTTGCCCTTGGTTTCTTCGGACAGCTGTGCATGCGCGCTGATGTCGGCCTTGGCCTGCTCCGCGTGCTTCTTCAGCTGTTCATTCACCTGCCCGAGGCTGGCGTTGATGTTCTTGATGTCGTCGTCGATCTGGGCCATTGAGGCTCTCCTTACAGGATGTTGGTGAGGTTCGCGGCCAGCGCCGCGGTGGTCGTGAAGCCGGCAGCGTCACGCTGGCCGTGTTCGGTGGGCTCGCCCTCACCGCTGCCAGCGGGATCACCCGCGCTGGACTTGAATTGGCTGATAAGACGCATTGCCTCGGACTTGGGCATCCCCGATGCCCGGAGCGCTGCCTCCATACGGCGAACGGCTGACGCGTTCTTGCCGTCGTCGGTCTTGCTGATTTCGTCGGAGTCGAGAAGGGAATCGGCGAAGCCCTGCGATACAGCGGCACTGCCGCCGATGTAGGACTCGCGATCCATCAACTTCTGCATCGCCTTGACGTCCTCACCGGTCCGGGCCGCATAGACGTCGGCCATGGCCTGGTCGAAAGGCTCCAACTGGTCGGCGATCTCGCGCAGCTCGTGTCGGTTGCCCGCAGCGAGCAGCCAGCAGTTGTGGATCATCAGGAAACCGGCGCGCGCCACCTGGACCTGATCCCCGGCCATTGCAATGATCGAAGCGGCAGAGGCGGCGATTCCCATGACCTTCACGGTCACCTCTCCGGGGTGCTCTCTCAGCATCGAGTACATCGCCAGGCCTTCGAACATGTCGCCACCGGGCGAGTTGATGGCCACCGTCACCGGTCCTTTACCGAGCGATCGCAGAGCGGCTGACATGCGTTTCGCAGTGAAACCACCACCGGTCCACCAGTCTTCTCCGATGACGTCGTAGATGCCGATCGTTCGGTCCTCTTCGTTCTCGGCAGCGGCACGGATGCTGGAGTCCCAGCGATCGAAAGCAGCCGGCGCGATATAGCTACGCACGTCCATCTGCGGCCGTCCGCTGGGGACGCCCGGGGTTGCACGGATGGTCATCTCTTATTCCTTGCTGGTGGCGTCAGGCACGCCGAGTAAGGCGCGTAGGGACGCACGGGCTGTATTGCCGTCTTCGGCCTGGCCAAGCTTGTCCAGCGGCGCCAACGCCGTCTGGACCGTCAGTACAGCTGCGTTACCGCCCATGGGCTCCCGGTCTTCCAGCTCGCGGACTTCGTCACGCGTCAGGATGCCGTTATTGACCATCGCGGCGTAGAAGGAAGCGCGGCCGGCGCTATCGGCACGGAGCAGCCCTTCCACCGCAAACTTCGGGTAGTACCTCAGCCGCTCCGCCGGGGTCAGAAGATCCTTGCTGATCGCCTGCTCGATTCGGCGAAGCCACGGCCCCAGGGTGAAGGTCAGAAAGCCAATCATCTGCTGCTCGATCCCCGTCCCCCAACTGGTGGACTTCTCGCTGTGACCGACCATGAAGGGCGGTACGCGGAACCAGCGGCAGATTTCCTCGACCGAGAAGGCGCGAGATTCGAGCAGCTGAGCATCCGATGGGTTGATGCCGATCGTCTTGATTTCTGAGCCGGCCTCGAGGATGACCGGACGGCCGGCATTAACCGCTCCGCTCAGTGCCTCCAGCGTCTGGCGAGCATCGTTGCGCTGATCAGGCTTCAGCGTGCTCGGGTAGGTGATTGCCGTGGTCGGCAGCAAGCCCTTGGAGAACGTCGAACTGGCAGCCATGTCGGCACCGATCGCCGCGCCGAACACCTCCGCACCGTAGCCAATGACGGAGACGCCTTCCTTTCCATCGAGAGAGAAGCCAGGGATGCTCCAGACTCTGTCGTTGGAGATCTCGCGCTGGGTGCCGTTCTCGTCGGTGTATCGCCACACCTTGACGCCGTCGCGGCGGAACGAGGTAAGCCTGTCCGGGTGCAGGAACTGCAGTCCGATCACCTTGCCGCCGATAATCAGCTTTTCGCAGCGAGCGTTCCCGCGCAGAAGCATCGCCGCCACGCTCGCCTCCCAGTGGACTGCCGCAGTGGTGTCCGCATTGGGTTGGTCGTGGAGGATGAACTGCAGCGGATGATGGCTCGCCACCCGCTTCCCGCTGCTGGTCTTCTCGTACATCGAGAGTGGAAGCGTGGAAATGGTCTCGGAGATGAGACGGACGCACGACCAAACCGCTGACAGTTTCAACACCGTCTGGTGGTTGACCGGAACACCAGCATTCGAACTCGACCCGAAGAACTCAGCCCAGAAGTCGCCATCGGTTAGGTGAATAGGTACACCCAGCCATTTCAGCGCAACAGCACGCAAGCGGCCCGGCTTGGCAGCCTTGGTCTTCATCCGATCACCGGGCTGGAAATGAAGTCGCTGGCGTCGTCCTGGAGAGCGGTAGGCATGCTTAGACCAATCGCCATCAGCAGTGCCGCCATGTCATCGATCTTGTCCGGCGATCGCTTTTTGTCGGGCTTCATATTCAGGTTTCCGTCTTTCACAGCGATGAGGTTGGACGCACACCAGTTCAGGACCTGGTCGTTCCCGTGGCAGACCTTCTTTCCGACGTACGCACGTTCCAGCTCCTGCATGGCTGGGTGGTAGTTCTTCGTGGTCTGGTTGAACTCGACCAGCGGGTGCCCATCGGCCAGGAGGCGCTGGGCAATTTCAGCGGCGTTCCAGCGGTCGTAGCCGATCGCCTGGGGGCCGAAGCGGGCGATGTCCTCTCGGATCCTCGCCTCCACCACGCTGTAGTCGGTAACCTCGCCTTCGGTCGCCTCAATCAAGCCAGCCGCCACCCAACCCGCATACGGAACCACGCCGCGCTCCGTGCGTGCCCGCACCGCGTCCGCCGGAACGAATCGACGGCCCCAGGTGTAATAGACGTCGTCCACCTTCCACACCAGGCGCCAAGACGTCATATCCAGCGTGCTCGCCAGATCGAATGCGCCCCAGCACGGCTGCCCAGCGAGCCAGTCCAGATCGACGGTGCCGCCGCACTTCTGCCACTTCGTCAGGTCTACCCAGCCGGTAGCCGAGGAAGCCGGCCGGTTGAGCCGCTTGATCTTGAATTCGGCCAGCTTCGAGGGCATCTGCCGCGCCTCGACGGCCTCCTTACGGATGGCCTTCAACAGGTGCGGGTTGGCGTCCATCAGCGGATTGGCCTTGGGCCAAGCCGATTCGTCGAACTCGTCGTCGTCATCGTCGACGGCGAAGAACACCACCAGGAAGTGGTCAGCCGAATCGCCCAGGATGCCCTGCAGCACTTGCTTGGCGAACTGCCTGATTTCCCCCCACGGCCCCGGATTGGTGTATCCCTCGGTCGTGGTGTACAGCCACAGCGGATTGCTGCGAGCGCCTGCTGCCGATGTCAGCACGTTCAACAGGTCCGCCGACTTGTGAGCGTGGATCTCGTCCAGGCCCACATGCGACGGGTTCAGGCCGTCCTGCGTGCTGGCCTTGGAGTTGATGGGCTTGAAGGTTGCGCCCGTCTCCACGCGACTGATCGCGTTGGCCCAGCACGCAAGCCCGAATGCCTCCTGCAGGTCGGGCGTCTTCTCCGTCATCCGCTTGGCGACGTTGAAGATGATCCGCGCCTGGCTGCCGGTCGTGGCCGCCGAGATGATCTGGGCGCCCTCTTCCTCTTCACAGCACTGGCAGTACAGCAGAATCGCCGCGGCCAACGTGGACTTGGCGTTCTTGCGGGCAACCGCGAACAGCGCCGAGGTGAAGCGCCGACTGCCATCGAGGTTGCGGAAACCGAACAGCTGCACCACGAAAAACACGTGGGACCGATGAAGCTCGATCTCCGGCCGTGCCCACTTCCCTTCAACGTGCGGGAGCTTCTCGATGAAGTCGCATGGGTCGCATGCGTGCCACTCATCGAACAGGAACGGCGGCCGCTTCCGCTTGGCGCGCTTGAGGTCCGCTAGGAAACGCTTGCCGGCCAGCCGAATCCACTTACCGAACTTCTTGCCCTTCTTGTCGGCTACCGCCTCTTCGGCGTATGCCGTCGCGATACCAACGTAATCACGCACGGGGCTTCCGCTTCGCACCGTTGTTGGCGAAGGCGTTCCCGGTCTTCTCAACATCGCCGGACGGCCGGACCTTGCCCTGGGCAACTGGCGTGAGCCCGAAGTCGTTCATCAGGCCGCGCAGCTGCGACACCATCGACGCCACCGGGGCGAGGCCGGCGGCGTAGAGCTGCACGGTATTTCCATGCAGCGCGCACAGCTGACCGAAGGCGGACAGGCCGGCCTCCGTCAGCAGCTTGTTCGCGTGCAGGATCGGCGCCAGACGGTCCCATTCCTTGAGGGCGTGCGCATTCGGCAGCCAGTCCGGCGCCGCCGGCACGTCGGACACCAGCGGCAGCTCGGCGGCCGGCGGCGGTGCGCGGTCAGGGCGATCCGTACCGGCCACCACTTTCAGCGATGTCGGTTTGCGAGGGTTCGCCATGTTCGTTCCGAGGGCGGCCGGTTGACCGCGAAAAAATGGTTTTTCTCAACTGACGGTGCATATAAGCGCCTGGGCGCACGGTCAGGCGTGCGGGCGCGCTGAACTTTCGACCCGCCCCTCCCCCGTTCAGGTTCGTGAGACTGAATCTCGTTCAGTTTCAGGCAGATCCGTTCAGCTTCGCGCCTTGGTGTACGAGCGGTTGCCGAAACCACCGTCCTCGCCTGCCGTCTTCACGTCGTGGCAGCGCTTGCAGAGCGGCTGCCAGTTGCTCGTGTCCCAGAACAGCTCCTGGTCACCTCGATGGGGAATTACGTGATCGACGATGCGGGCAAGGGTCACTCGCCCATTTCGCCGACACTCAGCACAGAGCGGATCACGCTTGAGGAACGTCTCGCGAGCCTTCTGCCATCGCCCGCCGTAGCCGCGCTGAGCAGTGGTGAGGCGGATTGCCTCAGCCGGGACGTGCACCACCGCCTCGACGTTGTGCGGTCGGTGCTTTGGAGCACGCGCCGGCACTACCTATCTGCCCGGATCACGGCTTGGCAGGCGCGGAGTTGGTCGTCGGCGTCTCGACCGATTCCAATAGCAGGGCCCGCAACCGTGACTCCGAGGTCGGCGGGCGCATCACGTTGGGCGGCGCCGGCGGCAGCTTCGGACAGGCGACCGGTGTGGCAGGTGGCGAGGTCGTGGCGCAACCGGACAGTGCCAGCACGCAGCTCAGCGACAACAGCAGCAGGGATGGTCTCGGCCGCAGCGCGGTCTTCTTCATGCTTCGCTCCGATGGTGGCCATGGTGTCGGCCTGGGTGTGCTCGGTCGCGCGGGCTTGGTTGACCTGGTTCGCCACCGCGGCGCTGACGCCAGCCTGCTGCCGGAACTGTGCGCCCTCGGCACGGTCACCACGCCAGGACCAGCCCGCCCAGAAGGACAAAGCCATCGCCATGGCGGCGAGCAGGGCATAAAGACGGATCATCAGGGCATCTCCGGCGGGATCACCGCGCCGACTTGGCGCATGGCCGACTCCAGCGACATGACACGCAGCCTCAGTCGGTGGGCCTCTTCCTGTGCAGTCATGCGCAACTTGATTTCCTCGGCCAGCTGCAGCGTGGTCGCCGCCTGGGATTCCTCCAGCGACTTCACGCGCTGCACCAAGCCGTTCAACAGGTCGACGTTGGCGTCCGTCTCGGTCCGCTCTTTGCGGCGGGAGAGCAGCGCCCCCCAAGTTTCCCTTGCCACCCAGAACGCGGCGAGTCCGCCGGCCATCCACCACGGGACGGTTTCCTCGGTCATGACACGACCACGCCACCGGCTTTGCGGTATGCAGCCAGCAGGTCATCCAGCTTCCGCTCGTGCTGCCCGTACCCCGCGCCCGGCAGGCTCGCCCAGATGTTGCGGACGAAGCTGATTGCCTTGACCACCTGGCCGGCCTTGATCAGGTCCAGCGCCCGGCGCTCCCTGATCTGCTGGATAGCGATCAGATCCTGGCTAAGCGGTGAGAAGTCCTTCAGCCCCAACAAGCGGCGGTACGCATCGTAGTACCGCGACAGCAGCTGGTAGCGGCCGGCAGCCGTGGACTTGATGCCCAGCCTGGGCAGCGACACCAACTCGCGCGGGTGGTCGGCATAGCCGGTGAACAGCCGGCCTCCCACGATCACGTCGTAGCCGTGGTCCTTGGTGGGCTGCTTGCCGTTGTCGGTGCCCTCGGACCAGGCCAGCATATCCAGGAACGCCACGACGTTCACGCCGCCTGCTTGTTGGGGAGTGATGCGAGCCATGGGCTTTCTCTGTCAGGGCGCCCGCCCCGCTGCCGGCTGGGCGCAAGGGTTGATCCGGTCTGGGAAGCGGGCAAAGAAAAAGCCCCCGGGGTTGGCCGGAGGCTTCTATGTCATCGTGACTGAAACTTTAGGCTAGAGGTGTGCACCTGTCAATACCTTTGGTTGCTCGTATGCTATGAAAAACGCTAGGAGCGAGCTAAGTAATGAGTAGTACGTACGTGCCACCCCAATTTAATCTGTCCGCGTTCAATTGCCCGCAGTGCGGCGCGTACGCCAAACAAGATTGGTTCCGGCTTGAGCTCCCGCATTATGGTGGGAGCGGAGCGACAGCGGCGTTCATGGCCATCTGCGCTCATTGCCATCGAAGCTCGCATTGGCTGAACATAGACGATCGCCCGAGAATGACATTTCCGGAGTCCACGGGCGCACCGCCGCCCCATCCGGACATGCCCTCGGAAATCGCAGCCGATTACCTGGAGGCTGCGGGCGTATCTACAAACTCATATCGAGCCGCCGCCGCCCTGCTGCGCCTCGCGCTGCAGCGCCTGATGCCGCATCTCGGCGAAAGCGGAAAAAACATCAACGCTGACATAGCAAGCCTGGTCGCAAAGGGGCTTCCAGTGAGAATTCAGCAGGCATTGGACCTGTGCAGGGTTGTGGGGAATGAGTCCGTTCATCCCGGCGAGATCACTTCAGAAGACGGCCCCGAGTTGGTCAGCTCTCTTTTCTCGATGCTGAATATCATCGTCGAGGACAGAATTACTCGCCCCAAAGAGGTCGAGGCGATGTACCGAAAGCTGCCGGAAAAGAAACGAAACGGCATCGATGCGAGGGACGCGGCCAACGGGAAACCGGCTAGTCCTGTCCAGGCTGATCCTGCCACCCCATCTGACAAGGCCGACGGTCACAACTGACTCGGCAGGAGAGCACTCTCGTGGGCGTGCGCGTTCCGGACATCGGCATATTCAAGATTTTCGTGAAAGAGGTTTTTCAAATAGTCGAATGGGCAATCGTTGTCGCAGCAATTCAGGTAGCTGGTACGAAACTTGAATTGCCGCTAGCGACTTTGGCTGGCGGATTGCTGTTCGTCCTGCTTTCCCTGCACGTTGGAATTCGCTCCGATGAGCTCGTGGCTTGGGCGCGCGGAGGAAAAAGGCCTGCAGCGTGGTATGGGATCCTCCTCCCACTCCTAGTCGCAATGACCTTTGGAAACGCACTGAGTACGCTAGTAATCGCGCTGCGAAAGGTGACGCTAGGCGGCTAGCGCCCATCCTTCTAGCCGACCACGAACACGTTGAAATCCCAACTCAACAAGATTGAGATATTGCCTGGTGGAGACTGGCCGCTGATCGCAGTTTGCCATCAACATGATGGCTGTCTCGAATCGTTCGACCTTCCGTCGGCCCATCCCACAGTGGTACGCACGGAGTGCACAGGCCATGGAAATGTTGTCACCTGCAATGCTGGCGACAATGTCCTCGATCATCTGCGCGCGACTGTCAGACTCCAAGGGCTTGTACCCCTGCGCCCTGCCAGGCATGTCTCCCTTGTGCTCGATCAGCACCTGCAGCACGTTCTTTGATTGGTGGCCCAAGTAGTCGCAGTCCCGATGCAACGCGTACTCCCTACCCCAGTGCTCCAGCTCAGCGCGGACATAGGCACCGAACGTATCAACCTGCATTGCCTTTCTCCTGTTCCTGTTGGGCAGCCTCTTCCGGCCCGCCCGTGATCCGCACCACTACCTGCCCGCCCGGGCGCCGCTCGCTCTTCACGTCCGGGTGGCTCTTGAACCGCTTGTCGTCGATGCCCAGCACCTGGGCGATGCCGTCCCGGTACGCCTTGCAGCGGCCGAGCATGTTGTCGTCGTCCGGTAGCTTCTTGCCCGGCGCCTGGTAGAAGTCGAACCACAGGTGCAGTCGCCCCTCCGGCAGCCAAGCGTCCCGCAGGCCAGCCTCAAAGGCCAGAACCACCGCGGCCTGTCGTGCCGCCTTCGTGGCCTTCGCCTTCACCCGCCAGTGCACGCGCGCGTTCGGCGACAGGTCCTTGCTCGGCCAGGGCAGCACCAGCTCCAGCGCGCGCTCAGCCACCCGACACCTCCGGACGAGCGGCGAGCATGGCGCGGTAGCGCTCGTTGAAGTCCGCAATTTGAACCCCGGTGCGCAGGTAGCAATGGGGGATCACAAAGCTCTCTACCGCGTCCTTCATTGGCCCAGTGGCTTCCACCGGCACCAGCACGTAGCCCACGGGCTGATTGGCCTGAAGCGCTGCCTCGATGGCCCGACCCGCCTGCTCGGCCAGCGCGCATCCCTCGGGCGGCGTGAGGGCGGCGATGATGGCGCGCAGGGCTTCCTCGGCGTTGATGCTAAGGCCTGCGCAGTAGTCCTCCGGGTCCAGATCGCATTCGCCGCACAACAGCTCCCGCGCTCTCTTCTCGATGTCATTCATGCCGCGCGCTCCATCTGCTCCCAGTGCGTCGGCAGGCGCTGAACCCGGCCGCCCCGCGCGAGGAACTGCGCCACGGTCTCGGCCGGGACGTCCGCCTTCACGTTAGCCGGTGCAGGCGTATTCGCCGCCTTGACGCCCACGCGGGCCGCCCGGGTGCGCTGCAGCCGCGCCG